CATTGTTGGCGGTGGGCCTTCTGTTGCTGACGAGCTCGATATAATCCGTAAAAGACATGCATTAGGGCAAAAGATATTTGCACTTAATGGCGCTGCTAAATTTTTAAACAAGAATAATATAATCCCAGAATATCAGGTAATTCTTGACGCTAGGGCCGGTAACATTGATCTGTTGGGCAAAGCTGATGAGTATTTAATTGCTAGTCAATGCCATCCCACGTTATTTGACTCTGTAAGCAATATCATTACTTGGCACCCGGCAGTCGAGGAATTAGAAAAGTATTTGCCTAATCACGATAGCGAATACGCCATGATCGGCGGTGGTACTACGGTTGGGCTTTCAACTATGTGCTTGGCTTACACAATGGGTTACCGCAAATTGCATTTGTTTGGGTATGACTGCTCGCACCGTAACGCTATGGGCCATGCCTACAAGCAAAAAATGAATGATAACGACATTCTTTGTAAGGTGACGGTAAACGGCAAAGTGTTTACCAGCTCATTAACCATGGCCAGACAAGCCGAGCTATTCCCACAGGTATGCAATAATTTAATAGACCTTGGTTGCATTATTACTGTTGATGGCGATGGGCTTATTAAAGAAGTGCTCGCTGATATGCGTAATAATTCGGTTCCCATGGCAGAAGACGAAAAATACAAGAAAATGTGGGCAATACCTGCCTATCGTGATGTATCGCCAGGCGAACTGATAGCAGAAACATTCGTAAAAATAGCAAATATCAATAAAAATCATAAGGTTATAGATTTTGGTTGCGGAACTGGTCGAGGATCAGCGAAAATACACGAATTGACCAGCGCCACAATGCAGATGGTCGACTTCAGCAACAATTGCCTGGACTCGAATGTGACCTTCCCACTGCTTATCGCTGATCTTACAAATCCTATCCCCCTAGTTGGGGATGTCGGCTATTGTACTGATGTCATGGAGCATATCTCGCCTGAGAATGTCTCGGCAGTCATTAAAAATATAATGAATTGTGTGGATTCGGCATTTTTCCAAATATCGTTAGTACATGACAATATGGGTGCGCTTATTGGTCAGCACCTACATTTGTGCGTAAAGCCAATGCAATGGTGGCAAGACCAATTCCAAGAGTATCAAATATTATGGTCATCAGTAGACCCAATTAATGCAGTTTTTTATGTAAAAAAGGAGCTTTAAAATGGCAATTCCATCGAGAGTTTTATCTGCTGGCAATTCCCCACTATCATCAACCAGTATTTGTGGTGATGCAGCAACCGCGTTGGTGGCTACTGGATCTAGTACAACTGATGCACTGCAATTATCAGCTTGCTACAATTCAGTTATCACTACTGCGGCCTCCACGGGCGTTAAATTACCCCCTACGGAAGCTGGTGCAATGGTTGCCGTTTATAACGGCGGTGCATCTACCTTAACCGTATACCCGGCTACCGGATCCACGATTAACGCGGCAGCTGCTAGTCTTTCTGTAACCGCAACGACTAGGGTTTTATTTATTGCAACGTCAGCAACGACCTGGATCTCTATTGCTGGTGCATAATGACAATTCCATCACGGGTTATGGGTGCCGGTGCGTCACAATTGATGACTGTTGCCATTTGCGGCGATGGGGTCGATGGGTTGACTGCTACTGGAACCACCCGGTCGGATGCGTTGCAATTAACCAAGATTTATAATTCAGTTGATACCGCAACTGCTGGAACTGGTGTAAAGCTCCCGCCCACACAAATGGGCGAGGTTATCTACATTGCCAATTCTGGCGCAAGCACGATTAAGGTATATCCGTACGAAACCGCCACAACGGTGAATCAAACCACTTCAGCATCTATTGCAAAAGATTACACAAGCATATTTTTTGCAGTTAGTAATTCTATGTGGTATAGCATCAACGGCACTAAAACATAATCCCCACAGGAGAACGAAAAATGGCTCTAGATAGCGATGTTCATAACGCAGATTCACATTTGCATGTTGAGTTTTATTTAAATTCGGATGGCGATTACAAAGCCAACCCACGAGACTTTATACGCATAATTGTGCCAGGTGACAAAACCAATGTTGTAGATCAACCGGTTCGGGAAGATCACAAAGAACGGTTCCCTAGACAATACCTATATTGGAAAATGCAAAGCACCGATGCATCGGCTATCGGAACACCTTTATCGCAGTGGAATGCCGATGATTCTGAGGAATTTAACTCGCATCAAATGGCAGAGCTCCAGATCCTTAAATTTCAAACAGTAGAACAAATCGCTACCGCCACAGACGCGCAATTGCAACGTGTGGGCATGGGCGCAACCGGATTACGTGAAAAAGCTCGGTTATATCTAACAAACAAGAATAAATCGCAAAGCGACACAGAACTAGAGGAAACACGAGCGCAATTAAAGCAATTGCAAGAACAAATGGCCATGCTAATGGAAAACCGCAAGCCTGGCCGACCACGAAAAGAAGCGGAAGCATAAAAGAGGGTAATTATGTCTAGCACAATGTTGCAGCTGGTGCAGCAAGTCACTAACGAATTGGGCGTATCTACGCCCGTTTTCGTTGCTGGCAATACCAATCAGGATGTTACTCAGATCCTCGCGCTAATGAATGCCAACGGCTACGAATTGCTACGCAAGCATAATTGGCGAGCAATGACCAAGCAATATGGCTTTTATACTCAATATTTAACGACTACCGGCAATTGGACAACGGCAGCGCGAACTATTACCGGAATCCCGAGCACTAGCGGGCTAGACACAACCTACCAGGTGCAAGGCACCGGCATCAACCAAAATACCTATATTGTGTCGGTTGACAGCTCCACCCAAGTGACAGTAAACCAAGATTTTGCTGCTGATGGCGGCACAAGTGCTACCGCATATTTTCAAAAGATCCGCTACAGTTTGCCAAGTGATTACGAGGCATTAGTGCCTCGCACTATGTGGGATAAGTCTAAACACTGGGAAATGCTAGGCCCAGAAGACGCACAGCAATGGGAATGGTTGTTATCTGGCTATATCAGCACCGGCCCACGTATTCGTTGGCGCTTGCTAGGCAAGTATTTTCAAATATGGCCAGGCATGTCAAATGCAGAAAGTCTCGGGTTTGAATACCGAAGCAATGGTTGGGCGGAGGCGGCAGATGGCACGGTAAAAACCAGTTTTACGGTTGATACCGATACCACAATATACCCAGATCGTTTAATGGTATTAGCAACGAAACTTAAGTATTTTGAGGCCAAAGGGTTTGACACTACAGCCATGTATCGCAACTACCGCGAAGAATTAGAGGCTGCCATGGCGCTTGATATGTCTAGTGCTAATCTGAGCTTTGCACCACGACCTGGCACCGTTTTGATTGGCTACGACAATATACCGGATTCGGGTTATGGCCCAAATTAATCAGTTAATCCAAGGCACAGCCGCTAGGGTTGCATCAATACCTGCTCCGGTTGGCGGTTGGAATGCGCGGGATTCCATTGCTAACATGGATCCTCTCGATGCGGTTCAATTAATTAATTTTTTCCCAACGGTTAATAATTGTGTTTTAAGAGGTGGATCCACGAACTGGGCTACCGGCATGACAGGGCAAGTGCAGTCTTTATTTGTCTATAACGGTGGATCCTCTACCAAAATGTTCGCAGTGGTCGGAACACCAGACCTAAAGATATATGATGTTACTACCGCTGGGGCCGTGGGATCTGCTGCCGTGTCTGGGCTCACTAACGCGATTTGGGAATACATTAACATCACCACCACTGGTGGTAATTATCTTTATGCTTGTAACGGCACCGACAAGCCATTGCTTTACGATGGCACGACCTGGACATCTATTGATGGCTCATCAACCCCGGCGATCACTGGCGTTACCACCACAACACTTAATAATGTTACGTTATTTAAAAACCGTTTGTGGTTTATTCAGAAAGATACCTTAAAAGCATGGTACCTGCCAACCAGCTCGATCGGTGGCGCAGCTCAAGTATTGGATTTATCGGCTATTGCTAAATTCGGTGGCCATTTGGTTGATTTTGACACATGGACGATTGATGCCGGTTACGGAGTAGATGACAATATTGTTTTTATTACCAGTAACGGCGAGGTAATTGTTTATCGTGGCACGGATCCAGCCAGTGACGCTACCTGGGCGCTAGCAGGGGTTTGGAAACTGGGCAGTCCTATCGGGACTCGCGCTATGCTGAAATGGGGTGGTGATCTATTAATCCTGACCTATGACGGGTTAATGCCCATGGCTCAGAGCTTGCAATCGTCACGCCTAGATCCTCGCGTGGCATTGTCAAATAAAATACAGGGCGCAATTACCGCAGCCACTACCGCTTACGGCGGAGATCACGCGGCGGTGGGTTGGCAGATTGTCTACACAGCAAAAAACAATGCCGTATGGATAAACGTGCCGGTAGCAGAAGGTCAGCAAGAACAATACGCCATGAACACCATTACTACGAGCTGGTGCCAATTCCAAAATTGGCCTGCTAATTGTTGGGAAATATATAAAGATGATCCTTTTTACGGTGGTAATGGCGTTGTTGTAAAAGCGTGGAATTCAACTTATGCCGATGGATCATCAAACATCAGCACTAATGTCTTTCAGGCATTTAATTACTTTGATAGTCGCGGCGTAAAAAAATACTTTACACGAGCACGACCGAGCATTTTTACGAACGGGGCACCAGCTATTTATGTGGGTATGAATGTTGATTTTGATGTTGAGGATACGGCAGCTTCTGTTTCTTTATCACCAAGCGCGGTGGGGCTATGGGACACAGGCAAATGGGATTCCGCTAATTGGGGGTCTGGGTTACAGATTACCAATAATTGGCAAGGTATTACTGGCATTGGGTATAGCGGATCCATACAGCTAAAAAGTGCTAGCAGTGGACTGCAAATTGAATGGGCATCAACTGATATTGTGTATCAAACCGGATGGGCTGGAATATAGTATCAGGGCCAGAAATTGGCCACTGGGTTGCAAAAAGGTTAGATGCTGGGTTTTTTGAGGCCAGATCATCGGCAATAGGATTAAAGCGCAATGATGAGATTATAGCGGGCGTAATTTACGAGAATTGGAACCATCAGACTATTTGGTGTCATTTTGCTGTAGAAGGAAAAATGACACCGGCTTTTTTAGCAGCAATATTTGATTATCCGTACAATATTTGCCACGTTGAGAAAATTATTGTGCCGGTAGGCAGTGATAACGAACAAAGCGTTAAAGTAGTGGAAAATATGGGATTTACTGAAGAAGGGCGAGTAAAGAATGGCAGACCAAACGGGGATATTATTTTTTATACTCTACATTGTGATGACTGCCGATTTTTAAGTAA